TGGCAAATTAGACGCTTTTCCGTATGACGCTATTACTATTCGTGAAAAGGCCACTTTGAATGTGGAAGAGTGAGGTATAAAAATGGTTTATAAGAATTCTATTTTAGCACCAAAAAATACTCCTGTTTGGGGTTACTATACTTCTCAAGGGTACATTTATGACACAGTTTTTATTTTGCCGCCCTATCAGGGAATTCTAAAAGAAAGAACCGGATTCCATATTGGTGTAAGCGACTATGAATTTGAGGGGCTTAATGGGGAAGATAGTATTGATGCTTCAATGAGAAGATATGCTGATACTAAAGAAGAAGCTCAGGAAGAATACCTCAAAGAATGCCGTGAAATATATGGTTTGTTGCAAGACAAGATGTCTGACATAAAGGATTGTATGGACGTGCTTCATGAGGCTTTATATGGAGGAAATAATGGATAATCAGGTCGCATTGCTTTATGAATTTTCCACAACTTTAAAAAGTCTTTCTAAAAAGAAAGAGAAGTACGATTTCATTGCAGGACATGATACCCCGCTTATTACTGCGTTCCTAAATTTTGTTCTTAGTAATTCTGTAGTAACTGGTCTTTCTAAATCTAAAATTTCAAAAAAAATTGATAATTGTGTTCTTGTGAATTTTGATGTGTTTGATGTCATGCGATATTTGATGTCAAATAATACTGGTAAGGATGATGACATTGCTGTTGTACAGTCGTTCATCAATCAGAATCTCGCTTATGCAGACTTCTTAGTATCTGTATTTACAAAGACACTAACTTTGGGTGTAGAAGCCAAGACTGTGAATCAGGCTCTTGGTCGTGAGGTTGTGCGAGTTTGGGAAGTACAGCAGGGTAAGGCTATTGACCACGTAAAGCTTAAACCTGATGAACTTATTGGCATCTCCCAAAAGCTTAATGGCGTTCGTGGCACTCTTTATAATGGCGCATTCTTCTCCCGTAATGGTTCTACCTATACTGGTCTTGACCATATTGTTAAGGATGTAGAACGGCTCTTTGGAAGAAATTGGTATGAGAGTGTTGTTCTCGACGGAGAACTTGTACGGAAGAATACTGACGGTCTTTCTGATAGCGAAAATTTCCAAATTGGTACTGGTATTATTAATTCTGATTCGCAGGATAAGTCTTCAATTGAATATGTGATTTTTGAAGTCTTGACAAGAGATGATTTTGAAAGCGAAGAAGGACGGTATTATAGTGAACGTGTTGAACACCTAAATAAAGTAGAAGAGGCCATTGCTTATTTAGGATTGGAGAATGTTCGTATCGTGCCTAGATTTTATTTAGGAACAGACCACTCTCAGATTGGCGTGTGGCTGGACTATGCAGAGAAGCATGATATGGAGGGCATTATGGTAAACCGTGATGTTCCATACAAGCGGAAGCGGCATAATGGAATTCTAAAAGTAAAAAAGTTTTACACAATGGACTTGCGAGTGATTGGTTTTGAGGCTGGTCGCTTTGGAAGTAAATTTGAGAATACCCTTGGCTGTCTTGTAGTAGATTTTAAGGGAAATCCAGTCGGTGTAAGTGGGTTTACAGATGAAATGCGAGATAAGATTTGGAACAATCAGGAAGATTATCTCGGCAAGTTGGTCTGCGTGAAGTACAAGGAAATCACCAAAGACAAGGACACTGGTGTTGAATCTTTGCAGTTCCCTGTGTTTGAATGTTTCAGAACAGACAAAAATGATGTTAGCTACGAATAATAGCTTAGAATTTATTCAAAACCGCTTGACAAACAGGCGGTTTTGTGCTATAATAAAGACATAGAAAGTAAAGGAGAATGATTCATATGAAGAAGCATAATTTTAATTTAGATATTTGCCCTATGTGCGGCGGAGAGGCTACTCTGCATACGTGGGTTTTCAATGGATATAGCTATGCGAATATTCGTTGTGCGAATTGTGACCTTACTACACGAAACCGCACAGATAATAAGGGTGATGGCTCTTATATCTTTAAGGCCGTTGAGGACTGGAATACGCGCTATGTGCCGCCTGTTGATACCGATGACACCAATACCGATGATGTGGAAGCTCCTGATTCTGGTAATTCTGAAACAATTGAACCGGAAGTTACTGAACCTGAAACGACCGAACCTGAAACCGATGGTTCTGAAGAATCTGCTGGAACAGATGAAACAGAAGAGGTCACAGAATGAGTTCTAAGGATAAATTTTTAGGACATTTAAAGACGGTAATGACACATAAGTATTGGGTGTTCCATTATTGTAAAATGACTGGAATACCTATCGCTGGAATTACTCATGATATGTCTAAATTTTCTCCTACCGAGTTTTGGGAAGGAGTAAAATATTATCAGGGTAACAGAAGTCCTATTGAGGCTTGCAAGGAAATAAACGGATATTCCGAGGCGTGGTTTCATCATAAAGGACGTAACAAACATCATTATGAATACTGGGTAGATAATCTGGATTGTGGCGGCACTCCCACTAAAATGCCTTACAGATATGCAAAAGAATTAATTTGTGATTATATTGCTGCTGGCAGGGCATATATGGGTGATGATTTTACTTACCAGATGGAACTGGAATGGTGGTACAGAAAGTTAGAAAAGCCATTGGCTATGCACAGTTGTACCAAGGCTTTTGTAACAGACGTATTTATTCATTTGGCAAATGGAGAAAGTGAACGTGCTGTTCTAAGTGACAAATGGTTGAAAGAAATTTACTGGATGACAAATTACTGCGACAATTGGTGAAGATATGAATAGTTTAGTTATTATTGATTTGCAGGAAGATTTCATTAGTGGAACTTTTGCAAATCCTAAAGCACAAAAAGTTGTTAATAACATTGTAACCAAGACCAAGAGGGCAATTCATTAACATTGGAATATTTATGTGACAATGGATTCTCATGTTCAGCTTACCTATAAGCATATGGCCGAAAGTAAGCAATATGATATGCACTGTGAAAAAGGTACTTCTGGTGCAAATCTTTGCTCTGAACTTGGGAAACTTCTTGCCGGATATGAACATTTGCACGTAATAGAAAAGTCCACATTTGGTAGTTTTGATTTACTCAATGCTCTTCATAATTATTCAGAAGATAGTGGTACGATTGAGATTTGTGGTCTTTGCACTGACATTTGTGTTATTAGTAACGCTTTGATGATTCGTTCTGCTTGCCCTATGAGTGAGATTATTGTTGATGCAGATGCTTGCGCTGGTACGAGTGAAGAGGCTCACAATGCCGCTCTTGAAGTTATGGGCAATAATAGTATCGTGGTCAGAAATACTAATATGTAATTGATAGGAGAGATACGAAATGGACTATGTTGTTAATCCTTGGATATTCTATGTTATCAATTTGTTAAATAATATTGCTTGTGGTACAATAGCTTTATTCGTTGCCTTTCTTATTCTCGGCTGCGGTCTGATTTTGATATTGGCATGGATAGCAGACGAAGGGAGTTCTAAGGAAGATAAGCAAGTTGTTATTAAATGGTTAAAGCGAGTTGTAATTGCCGAGGTTATTATTGGATTAATTATGTGTATCACTCCCTCAAAAGAAACCATGTATCAAATGCTTGTTGCTAAACTTGCCACTTATGATAACTTGCAGCTTGCAGGGAATACAATTCAAGAAGCATTTGATTACATTATAAATTCTATTTCTACGTTGGCTTCTAATACATAATTAAGGATAAATTTATGCAAGAATATGTAATTGATTCTATTGGGAACGTCAGATTAATCTTAGATGATTCTAAAGACAATTCTCCATTCTCATTTACTCTTGAAATAGAAACGGACGTAAAGTTAGTCACTGAAAAAGAAACCTAATAATTTTAAGGAGGAATTTAGACATGACACAGGAACGTATTCGTGAGCTTGAAGAGGCATTGGAACAAAAGCATAAAAAATATTATCAGGATATGATTGATTCGGCTTCAAATACTGATATTTTTGGTGAACATTTCTTAGAATGGATTAAAGAATCAGAAGAAAAAATTGCTTCTGATAAGTATTCTAAGTATGCTGAAGCTGCCTGTGAATATTCTGGACTTGTTGCAAAACTAAAGACATATTCATGGCGTAATCCTGAGAAATACAATAAAAATAAGGAGGCTTACGACAAAATGTTTGATTATTTGTGGAAACGTGCGGAGTGGATTAAAAAACCCGACCTTTCTGATTATCTTGATACCGAAAAGAAATTTTTCGATGGCGACATTTTGATTACCGACCCTTGTTATGTCGTGCGTGCAGAACATCATGGTATTGCTCCTATTACCAGAGACGATTGGGATTCATGTGATTATGGTTATGACATGGAGCGTCTTGGAATTAACACATACATTACCCATGAAACTATGTATGGCGACTGGTCTTGTACTGTATTTGATGCAACAACAAGAGGTAAAAAATCCCTTGGCGATTTTTGTGCTGATGCTGGTCTTGTGTCTGTATTTCTTCTTAGTGAAGTTACTGCTTATAATCCTCATTTCATGGATTATTATAATGAACGTCCTTGGATTGGTACAATAATTCCTAACTTTAAGGGAACTGCACAGATTGTAGTAAAAGAGGATAGAACTTGTACCGTTATTGGAGACGGAATAGATTCTTCTACTGGTGAAACAATTACGTTCTATTCTAAACAGACTGGATTGTAATAGGAGTAAGATTATGAGGCTCGTTGTGTTTCGTGGCAAGTCCGAAAAAGATGATAAATGGGACTGGGGAGATTTGGTAAGGAATGGTTTGGATTACTACATTGTTGACGAGAGAGATAATACTCGCTGCAAGGTAAAAGGATATACCGTTGGTCAGTTTACCGGATTATATGATTCTTGTACAGAACCTATATATGAGGGTGACGTTGTAGAAACTGCCTCTGCCAAATACATCGTGAAGTTTGATAAAGGTGGATTCTTCCCTTTTAGCTGTATGGGGTGTGACCATAATGTTCGTCCAGAAGATTGTACAGTTCTTGGGGATATTTGGGACGCAGAACTTATGAAATCTTTGTCTAGGAAATCGTAAAAATTTTGACGCTGGTGAAAGCCAGCGTTTTTCTTTTAGTATACAATAGGTCGCTATGGGCGGCTAGATTTTTTAACAGGGGGGTATACAAAGTTGTAAAATAACGATAATAATTGGATTTTGTGCATGAAAAAATTTGGCAAGTTGAGGTGAATAGTGAAATCGCAGGTAGATTCTTGTATAAAGTAGCATTCAAGAGGTGAATAGTGAATAGCCGCGCCGCAGGATGTTCGTTAAATTTCTGTCAATTTGTATACCCGTGGGGGTACATTGTTAAATTCTTGACGTTTACTATTGTTAAACCTTTAACATATGAACGGCTGTTCATCTGCGCGACTGTTCAATTGTTAAACTTATAACAATATGTTCCGACTTGTATCGTTATAAATCTAACAATCAACTTGACACGTTACTATTCAAGTAACTTATTAGGTGATACCAAAAATAGAATTTTTTAACAAAATTATGAATAAAAAATGAATAAAAATTTTTAAGTAAAATTGCACAAAAAAAGCGCGCGCCTTTTTTGGCGCGCGCCTGAAAATTGATTAGATATTCATGTTGCGCTTTTGGCAAGGTGCATTTCCTGTTGCATACAACGTGAACAGTTTACGCAAGGTACGCGCCGCGCTTTTCGTTGTACGCCCCCCCATTGCCCATGTAGAAAGCACGTTAGTGCAATCACTGACAAAATTGCAAGCGTCAAATACTTGTTTAGCGCTCTCAAAATGGTTTAAGCGGTATTCAATCCTTGCACTTTTGTCGCTTTCCATATGTTCAAGATTGAATGCCGTTCTATGACCGAAAAAACCTTCAATATTAGGATTATTCGCCCATGCACAAAAACCACGACCGAAAAGCGTTTTGACCTGTTCCGGCTTATCCAACATTTCCTCAATCAATTCACCGAAAAGCTCTTTTCTGTTTTCGGCGATTTTAGCAACGCTTACAGCGGTTAGCTGTTTATCGCTACTGTTAATGTGCAATCCGTTGCAATCCGGTTTCATATCTAACCAATAGCTCAAACTGTTTAGCATAGCGGTAAAACCACGGAAGGAACAACGTGTTTGGAATTTCAATTCCAATGTTACAGTACAGTCTTCCGTTGCAAGCGCACCAAACAAGCACCACATCATACCGCACCATTGCAAAAAGCTTAAACCGTGCAAGATAGGTGCGCCTTCCGGCTCTAGGGATATTGCAACTTTACCTTTATTGGTTGCTTTTCCGGTGGTTGCCTCAAACCAATCCGGCATTCTTTCATGATAGCGGTAGATACCATTGATACTATCATGATTACCATGAGGTATAAGGCATTCGTTATGCATATGGTATCCATGCACGGGCTGTTCCGGTGTATATACGCAAGTGACTTTTTCCGGATTATTCCAATCAATCCGGTTGATAGGTTGACCGCAACACGCGCACAAATAACGCCGCGCGTTGCTTTTTTCATTTTCCACCTGTTCACCGTTTACAGGTGTAACAATGGTAGCTTTCATAATGGTGTAACTTTCTTTCATGTGTAAAACCTCTTTTCTTTTCTATCTATGTGTTGTGTTTCAGGGATTATTCCCTATGCTTATTGTACCACATTGCAAGGAACATTGCAAGCTTTTTTGAAAAATAATTTTGATTTTTTTGCGTCGTAGAAGGAACGAATAGCTCAGAAACGATTATATTGATACTTTTTTAACATATGAACGGTTATTCATATAACCAGCGCGCGCGCATTGGTACGTTTTGAGAAGAAACTTTTTACTTTAACGCTTTACACTTTTACACTTTAGCACTTTAAAGTGATAGCACTTTACACTTCTACACTTTAGAGCGCTAAAGCGCCGCCCCACGCCATATTAGGCCGCGCCAAAACCATAGAAAAAGCCCATCTAGAAGCCCAAAATCCCACTTCGATAGTTTGCCATCTAGTAGCATGAACGAAAAATTTTTCTTGAACGCCGCCTGTGGCTATGCCGCCTCGTTCCACCGCGCCGCCGGGATAAAAAATTTTGAGATACGCATCTAGTAGATTTTACAAACTACGAAATAGTTTTGATTCTACGGTTTTACAAACTGAAAAATTTTTATATAAAAGCGAATTGCTAGTTTACAAAATTTTCAATAAATTAGCTATTGAATTTTCAAAACCAAAAAATTTTAATAAATTAGCACGCCGCCGGGAATATTTCTATTTTTTACAAGATGACTGTCTTTTTCTTTTAGAATTCGTAAAATTATCACGCCGCCGGGGAAAATTACAAAATGATTACAAAAAAATAGCGGCCTTTTACAGCCGCCTCGTATAGTTCAAAATCATAAATCCAATTGCAACATTTTCGTTCCTTTGTGATAGCGTCCTACAATCTTATCATTGTTATTATAGAACAATATCCAACGTCCATCAACTCGCTTATAAGCAGCCGGATTGTTTGCAGCTTTAAGCTGTTCTGTGGCGTAAATTTCGGCCATTGTAGCACTTAACCGCTCTCGTACTGTTTTCACTTCGTTCACCTCCAAACTATTCTTTAGTATTCTAAAATAATGCCCGCGCCATAATCATTGCATCAACGCCGCCGGGGATAAAGGACTTCAAACCGCTTTCACGCCGCGCCTATACACTGTGACAAAAGCCCAAATAAAGCCTCGTTTTAAGCGTTTTTAGTCGCCCTGTAAACTTATGCGGTCTTATCCTAAAAATCAAAATTAAGGCCATTTCTCGCGCTGTCGTGGTTTGAATGCAACCGCCTGAAACGTCAATCCAAAATCATATAACGCCGCCGGGGATTCTTTTTAGAATTATGATAAAAGTATATCCATACTATTATAGCAAATTTTCGTGATTCTGTCAAGTAGATTTAAAAAAATAAATATAAAAATAATAATATAATAATATAATTGTAATAAATTTTTTCATTTTTAAATTTCATATTTATTTTTTATAAAGAAATTTTTGTAAATGAGTTTGTAAACTATACTTTGTAAACTGTACTTTGTAAATTATCACATATAAAAATTTTTTAACTAGATACATAGGCTGGCAATTTACAGAATATAATTTGTAAATCCCTAGATAGAAATTTATTTCCTTATAGATAGCACTGGCAATTTACAGAATATTTTTCTATTCTCCCTAGATGGCCTTGCTGGTCTCTTGCGGGATAAATAACCCGCGCCTAGATAGGCTCGTTCTCTCCCTAGGATTCCAGCCATTATAGGCCATTGCAAGCCGCTTCGGCCTCCTGTGTCGTCGCTGTCTTACCCTGCTATTATATCACATTAAAAGCTGCCTGTCAACTAATTGGTTAGTCATATTTAACCCGCCGGGAAAATTATAAGATGCGTCTCTTAAAAAAATTAAGTTATTCCAAACAAATCTTTTTAGATGTCTATCTAACAAAAATTCAGTTATTCTAAAATAAATTTTATAAGATGCGTCTCTTAAAATATTTAAGTTACTGCAAAATAATTTTTGTTAGATGGATATATTATAATTTTTAAGTTATTCTAAAATAAATTTTATAAGATGGATATATTAAAATATTTAAGTTATACTAAAATAAAAAACATAATATAGACATCTTATAATTTTTTAGAATTTCGGTTTGTTGATACTAACTCTAGCGGCAAAAAATGGCCGGGAATTTCTTCCCGGCCTTGGGTCTTAGCAAGTGCCCTTTGCGAGTTGAATTTCGCAAGGAACGGGGTATACAAGCGCGTCGCTGTCTATTGCAAAAACTTGGCCGTCTTGGAGCGACACGGCATTAAACGGGCAACCTTCTTGAGACTCAACCTTCATATAAAGGTCGCCGTCAAAAAACGTAAAAGCGCAACCGTTTTTCAGGTTACAGAAAGTAGCGGAGTTAGCAGCGTAGTTGATTTTCATATACAAGCCCTCCTTTGAGCTATCAAAAGGTGTGTTGTGTGTGGTAGGTATCTTGTCCTCCCATGTATAATTATAGCACTTTGCAAGGTGTATTGCAATACCCTTTTTGAAAATAATAGATGAATATGATTCACTTTAGAACATGAAACAAATTTAATACCCGCCGGGGGAATTTCTTTTAGATACGCATCTAACAAAATTCAAGTTATCCTAAATCAATTTTTATAATATATCCATCTAACAAAAAATTAAAAGCTGCAATTAAAAAAATGCTAGATACCCATCTAAAAATAATATAATGGTTAGCTATAACAAACCGCAGGGCATAAAAAATGGCCGGGATTTTCCCGGCCTTAGATTTGCTTTTAATCCACCTCATGCGTGCAATCTGTGCAATACAACGCGTCCAAAATTACATCATCGCTCAAATCGTCCGTGTGCCGTCCGTCAATTACAAGCGTCATTTTCAGCCCCTCATAGATACTATCATCGTTTGAATAATAATACCACTCGTCGCCGTCTTCCGTCCATACGGTCACTTGGTCAGCCTCGTACTGTGCGACGTATCCGTTTAACAGGTAAATATCTGTGCCGTTATTCACGGCTTCTACAGCCTCATACGCGGCGCTGGTATGCGCAGAAAACATGGAAAACAGAATAGCGATAATAACAATAATACTCATGGTGTAAAACCTCCCAATATTCACTTGAGAACGTCTTTCGCTCTCTACGTGTATTATTATAGCAGATTGAAAAGCCATTTACAATCGGCATTTTGCACAAACATAAAATAATTTTTTGTACAAATTGATACAAGCCGCCGGAATAATATTCTAATAATATACCCATCTTATTATTTTTAGAATGCTACAAAAGAAAAATTATTAGATGTCTATATTATGATTTTTAAGTTATCCTAAAACAATTTTTATAATATATCCATCTTATTATTTTTTTTAGTCATTATACCTGTATTCTCCATAATACATAATTTCAGCTTCTTTTCTTATCTTTATAGCCTCTTCTAAATTATCGAAATATCCTAATTGCTTTATTTTGCCATTTATAAATATATATGGTCTAAATTTTCCGCTTCTTTGGTCAAAATAACAACCTTTTGCTTTTCTATTCATCATATTTTGTGCGTTTGTACAAAATCTTAAATTACATTTTCTATTATCATTCTTTTGGTGATTTATATGGTCTATTATTTTTGTGTTATCTTCTAATACATTCATAATTAACTTATGCAATCTAATAATATGCCCATCTAGTTTAGTTATAAAATAACCGTGCCAATCCATACACCAACAATATTGTTTTATTCTGTTATAGTCCTCTAAATCAAAATAAAATGCCTCGCCTTTTGTAGTATATCCTATACCATAGTCATTAGATAAATCGTATGTATTATATTTTTTCATTAGATACGCCTCTTATATTTTTTTATTATTATACCACAAATTCTTTTGTTTGTCAACTTTTTATAACATATCCATCTTATTATTTTTTGGTATGCTGGTTTGTTATCTCTAACTAACTCATATCATAAAAAGGTCGGGGCTGTTTCCAGCCCCTTCCAGTTTTACCACTTCTCGCTCCAGCCTACCTGATAGGCTGTCGAATAAATATAACCGCGTCCTCTCTCTATGTTTTCTTCAAATTCCTCCTGTGCTTCTTTTTCGGCTTCAAGCGCTTCAAGCCGCTTCATTTCCTCTTCAAACGCTTCAATCTTTATCCACGTTTCTTCGGTTCTCATTTTTCCATTGATACCATCAATTTTTCTTGCGACTTTCATATAAATGCCTCCTAATGTATTGTGTTGTTTGGTGTCCTTCTATATATAATTATACTCTCTTTTTAGAATATGTCAAGCCCTTTTTTGAAAAAAATCAAAAAAATTGCAAGATAAATATATTATGATTTTTCTTTTAGGGTAAATAAAAAATAACAAGATGCCTATATTATAATTTTCAAGTTACACCAAATAAAAAATAATAAGATGCCTATATTATGAAAATTGAAACGCGACAAAATAAAAATTGTAACATATCCATCTTATGATTTTTTTTGATAGTTAGGCACAACAAACTCTGACTGTAAAAAATTGGGGCTGTTTCCAGCCCCTTGCTATTAGATAAAATCCGCTTCAACTTCGATTGTTTCCATTAAAACGGATTCCTGATTTAAGGCTTCTTTCGCCCATTTTGCAAGCTCTACAACGGCTTCTCTTGTCGTGTAAAGCAATTCGATTCTAATGGTAGGCTCTCTAACGGTCGTGCCGTCATTATGCTTATACACGCCATCCGCGCTGTAAACCGTTGCGCCGTCGAAACGTTGTGCAACCGCGTTATTAACCAAACGTTGTGCGGTTTCGGTTTCGATTTCCTGTTTTTTGCTGTCCTTATCAAACAGGCCGATGGAAAGAATATACTTTTTAGTCATTGTGTGTGCCCTCCTTATAGGCTCTTTAGGTTTGGCCGTGTGCCTTCCTGTTGTCTATATTATAAACTATGCAAGCCCAAATTGCAATAGTCAAATTGCACAAACTTAAACTTTTTTCTTGTGCAAATTGCTATATTCCCTCACGCGGCATATTTTCTACAAGATGCCTATATAACCAAATTTTTCCGCACACACTTTTTTATTAGATGCGCCTCTAATGATTTTTGAGACGCGGCAAAACAAAAAACATAATATAGCCATCTTATGATTTTTTAGCGGCCTCCTACCCTTTTTCACAAGATAGCCATCTTCAGGGTTTGGAATCCCAAAGGCCGAAGCCCACCGCCTCATGAAAAATTTTTGCCCATCTAGTAGCCCCAAAAAAATCCTCGATAGTTTAGCATCCACCCATCTAGCACGAAAATTTTTCATCGTCGTAGCTTCAAGATGAATGCAATTCACTAGATGCGCCTCTCACAAATTTTAAGTTCTAAAAAGAATAAGATAGACTTCTTCAACTTTCTTTTAGAATCCAAAATAAAAAGGCGGGCTTTATAGCCCGCCGGGGATATTTGATTATTTTCTATCGCCCATCATGCAATGGCGAACCTTTGCGGTCTGCGCGTCGTCTTCTTCGTCCTCGTACTCGTCCGACCAATCCACAAAGTCGTACAAATCACGCGCCGAAAATGCGCAAGTAATACTCAAAATAACCAGAATCGCACGCATACAAAGCGTATTCGGCTCTACAATCGCCCCAAATGCAAACCATACACCCAGCAGAATCACAACCAGAAACAGACCCTTTTTGATTTCATTTTTAATAGTACGCATAGTGTAAATCCTCCATATATTGTGTGTTTTAGGAACTCTCTTTTGTTCCCTGTGATTATAGTATAGCACTATCACCCAAATATGTCAATAGGTTTTTTGAAAATATTTTATATTTTTTTAGAATCTATATAGCTATCGTATTAACAACCATAGGTTGTATGTTGTGTGCCACATAATTTATAAGATGTATCTCTTCAAAATTTTTTGTTTTCTGTCTTCTGTTCTTTTTCTCTTAGAATCCTAAAAAGAACCGCGTCATTATACGCCGCCGGGGATAAAGTAAAATAATCTATGCGTTGTATATCCTCATACACTGTATAAACTCATATAAGCCCAAAAATACGGCCTATAACGGCTTATATAGCCTCGTTAAAGTCGTTATACTCCTATGGTCTTATACAGCCTTAAAACGCCTGTATTCAGGGCTTTATAGCCGCCTCATTATTATTCTGTTATTGCTCTAAAATGAACCGTATAAATCAGCTTATACTAAAAAATAAAAAGATGAATATATTATAATATTTTATAAAAAATTTTTAGATATTTATATTTGTTTTTTATTTTTTGATTTTGTAAATTGTATAATATACACATCTAATGGTTTTGTAAATCAGGCAATAAAAAGAGACGGCAAAAATGCCGTCTCAAATCTTTATACTAAAAACAAACAAATGTATAAACCAATAATAAAAACAGCAACCAGAATAGAAGTTGTAATTCTGTAAACCTTAAAATCAGTGCTTATAAAGTCCCAATCTCGCACCGTCCAAAATATCATGCCGATGAAATAAATAATCATAACAAGAATCAATCCAACTAAAATAACTGTATTTGTAACTGTTGTCATTTTAGAACCTCTTTACACGTATGCCCAGCGATAAACCTTGGAATCAATTTTTTCCATCATTCCATAGTGAATTTTACGCCATCCAATGTTTTCATGGTACACTGCTATCTCATAAGAATGCCCGGTATCAACAATACACGGATAGGAAACATTTCCACCGTATACAATTGTAGGCAATTCACCGTCCGTTCTCCAATACATATCTAACAACCCAAATCTTTCTACTTCCTTGTCACATTCTTCTTTGAACTCGCAAGAATCGCACTTTCCAGTACAACGTTTGTTTGATATTTTCATAATACAATCTAATTCCTCACTACTCATAATTCATGACCTCTCTTTCTGTATATAATTATAGCACACCCCCATTCAAATGTCAATAGGAAAATTGAAAAAAGTTTTGCCAGATTTCGCTTGGCAAAACTTTTCAAAACTATCTGTATTCACGCGTTTTTAACCGCCTTGCTCTTAAAAAGAAAAATAAAAAGAAAAACATCTAAAATTTTTAATTATTCTAAAACAAAAAATTACAAGATGTGTCTCTTAAAATTTTCAAGTTAGAGCAAAATAATTTTAATAAGATGCGGCTCTTAAAATTTTTCAAGCGTAAAAAATGGCGGGCTTTTCAGCCCGCCTAGAATCACTCTTCCTCTTCTTCCTCCTCGTCTTCTTCGTCTTCCTCGTCCTCATTAGGATTGATTTCCAGCATCTCATACAGCCAATCGTCTTCAAACCAAAGAATGTCGTTTAGCTGTGTTTCAGAGATACCTTCAGGATATTCAGCTTCAATCAGGGAATCGAACTCGTCACCCTTTTCGTTTTTGAGAATCTTTTCCTTTGTCTCAACCGCGCCGCTCCACGCCTCAAATTCTTCCAGCGTCAACTCGCTAAAAACTTTCATAATATCGAACCTCCATATATTGTGTTGTGTTTGAGAACTTTCTGTTCTCCTAACCTCTGACTATAGTATACTCTCTTTTCATTCAAATGTCAATAGCTTTTTTAAAGTTTTTCAAAGTTTTTTACGCGTTAAATTCTAAAGCAAAAAACTTTAAGAGATACATCTTCTAAAGTAAAAAGTTACAAGAGGCGCATCTTCTAAAGAATATACTTGTTAGAACTAAAAAATTATAAGATGTGGCTCTTAAAAAAATTAAATTATACTAAAACAAATTTTGCAAGATGTCGCTCTTAAAATTTTCAAATTACAGTAAATCAATTTTTGTTAGATGCGGCTCTTATTATTTTTAGAATGAAAGAAAAGGGCGGGCTTTTCAGCCCGCCGGGGATTTTACCAAATTCTCATAACATCCTCAAGGTAAATCCGAAGGCTACCTTTGCGGAGATAATATTTGCCAGATGCGGTAGAATGAATCTTGTTACGTGAAAACGTGTAACGGTCATTGCCAGACACCCAACAAGTAATCATTTTTTCAGGGTCTTCTTCGTCCTTGCCAAAAACATACATTCCAAAATATGGATTTGATTCCCATACACCCATAGGCTTCGTGTTTTCGTACTTCTTATACAGTGCCAGCTTTTTCATTTTATATACCTCATTTCGTGTGTGTTGTGTGTTAGGTCTTTTCCTAACCTCTGATTATAGTATACACCTATCTTGCGAATATGTCAATACCTTTTTTGAAATTCTTTAAAGTTTTTTTCAGGCGCTCAAAAATTATAAGATGCGGCTCTTAAAATATTTGAGTTATACTAAAATAAATTTAACAAGATGTGCCTCTTAAAATTTTTAATTATGGCAATTCAATTTTAATAAGATGCGGCTCTTACATTTTTTTAGAACGACAAAAAAGCGGCGGCTTTTCAGCCGCCGCCGGATGTCAATTGATGGAAATGATGTTATCAATGCCAATATCAAAAACTTCCATATTCTGGTGCTTGTTTTCAACTTCACTCTTCAGCACGTACTGTTCAATTTCGCTTTTCTGAACCGGGCGACCGTTCAAAAAATATTGTGTTTCCATCGTGCTATTTTTTGCAAGCGACACGCGGAGCAGCTTTTTTCCGGTTTTGTCGCTTTCCAGAATCACGTTAGGAATAATCCAGTGGCGACCGATAAGCCCCTGATTTTCGGTAGGCAAATCGCCTTTTTCACGCTTTTCCTGAACCGCGCCCATAGCGTCATAATTAACGCCGAAGCGGAGCGCCGTACCATACGTGCGCTTGACGATGTACTTATCTTTGTGCGCTGCGCGGGTCTTCAGCGGGCGTTCCCATACAGCGGAGTGAAAACCAGCCTTGTTAGTTTCGGCAATTCGCTTAACATTTTCGTACTTCATATAAAAGCCTCCTTTGTGTTGTGGGTTATTTCCTAACCTCTGGCTCTAGTATACACCCGTTTTGCGAATCTGTCAAGAGGTTTTTTAAAAGTTTTTCAAAGTTTTTTTTGCGGCTTTTCCGGCCTCTGATTTTTAACAAGATGTGGCTCTTACAAAAACGCGGTTATACTAAAAGAAAAATCACAAGATGCGGCTCTTACAATTTTACCGTTTCCAGTAAGATGCGGCTCTTACAGTCCAGCTTTTCCTTTTAGAATTTTCTGTAAGATACGCCTCTTATTTTTCCATCTAGTACCCCAAATTCAGAATCCATTTCGTTTAGCATAGCCCCATCTAGTACAGAAAAAAGAACGGGCGGTTGTTTGCCGTCCGTTCTAGTATGGTCTATTAGTGTTCCAGATAAAGGTGATGGATAATAGCTTGCTTAACCTCGTCCATCTTCTCGTCGCTGATTTTGCCAATGTAGTTGCTAACACGGCTTGCACTCACCGTGCGAATTTGCTCTGCAAAAATCAGGTGTTCAATATATTTCAATCCGCACTCGTCGCTTTCTTCCTTGCTCATATATACGTGCGACTTCATATTGTTCTTGCGCGTCTTGCTGGTAAAAGGAATGATGGTTACAGAACCAGATTTGCTATTAAAACTGTCGTTTGAAACAATCAGGCAAGGCCGAACTTTCGTTGCTTCATATCCAACGCCGCCCTCTAAGTTTACCCAGTAGATTTCTTTTCTATTCATAATGTCTGCCTCCTAGTTTATATACTGTGTTGTACGTTAGGTCTTCTCCTAACCTCCGACCTTATTATACACCTGTTTTACGAATCTGTCAATACCTAATTTTAAAATTTTTCAAAGTTTTTAGTTACAAAAGATTATTTGCTGCTTTACATAGCCCGCCGGGAATCTAGTAATAGAAACGCCGCAAAGCGTTTCTTTTGATAGCTTTATTGCATAATCCCTTGCGGATGAATAACGCGGAAAACTCTTGATTTCGTCTGTAATAGGGTTTTTAACCTCATACCGAATCTTATCCTTCGATGTAATAGTCTTCATACTCGTCTTCCTCCATTTCCTCGTCCATAACCTCGGAATCAAGCTCTTTCTGCTTGTTTCGGTCATAGGTGGTGTCCTTGTCGAATCTCACGGGTCTACCCATAAATGCGTGCCGTGCGCGCTGGCGGTCTGCCTTATCCTTGTTCTTCTGCAACATATTGTGTCGCCTCCTTTGTTTGTTGTATCAAGTATATCACATACTAAAAGAAATGTCAATACCTATTTTTATATTTGTTTTAAAATTTTTCAGTTTCAAAATTCAAGAAGATGTATTTCTTAAAATTTTTGTTTAATCAGGTTTTAAATTTTGTTAGATGGTTCTCTAAAATTTTTCTATTTAGAATTTATAAGAGACGCATCTAAAAGAAAAGTTTGTAAAATAAAAGGCGGCTTACGCCGCCGGGGAATCACTGGTTGCAACAAAAATCATCATCCGAAAACATAACGCCCTCGTAATGCTCAAAAAGAAACTCGTCGGTAATGTCGGAATAGTCGTTGATACATTCCAGAATCTCGTCCTCTCCTTCATCATCGAGTTCATAATAATAGCTTTCGCGGAGTTCATCCAGTTCGTCTTCGTTCAGGTCTTGCACCGTGCGATAAGTAACTTTCATAATTTTACCTCCTAGTGTTGTGTGGTTTCCTAACCTCTGACTGTAGTATAACATATACTAAAAAGAATGTCAAGAGGTTTTTAAAAGTTTTTCAAGATTTTTTAGAATCCTAAATAATAACTACATATCCATCTTATTATTTCCACCAAAAAATAATAAGATGGATATGTTGAAGAATTTGCCGGAAAAGAAATAGGCGGCTTTCGCCGCCTAAATTTAGGTTTCCAAATAAAGGATAAAGTCAAGCGAATCTTTGAAGTTCCGTTCTTCCCAATCCAGCATCAACTCGTCATACGCATCGTAATCGGTCTTTTCCAGTTCTACCAGATTAGCATACAAGCGGCTGTACATCCCTTGACTTGCCGCCAAACTCTTGATTGTCGCCATAATTGCATTTCTGTCCATCGTGTTTTCCTCCTTAACCTTTATAGGGTTCAACTAAATCTGCACAGTAGGCCACGACCTTCACGCCAAATCCGCGTCCGTCAGGCTGTACAAACTTTTTCAGATAGGGAATGTAAATACCCATTGCAACGTGCCGCTCACCGTAGGCATCCTCAAAGGTGATAAGGCGCAAGCTTGTGTCCAGTTCATCGTTTTTGTCGCCCTGCTTAAAGGGAATCCAATTTACTTTCATTTTATATGCCTCCTTGTTTCTTTCTGTATATAATATATCATATTCCAAAAAGAATTGCAATAGGCAATTTGCACAAGGTATTGATAACGTTATTGTGAAAATTTACATTACGCAAAACTGGTGTCCCCTTATATATAAGAACACACCCGTTTTGCGCACTTAAAAATTATAACATAGACATCTTATGATTTTTATTTAGAATAAATAGATTTTTGTTAGATACGCATCTAAAAGAAATTATACTAAAAGAAAAAGGCCGCACACGCGGCCTATGCAGTTAGGTAAAAAGATAATAGCGCTCAAAATAGAACACACTATTAGTTTTAAACAACTGAATCAGTGTATCATCATCCATTTCAGAAATGTTATAAACGGCGCAAAAGTTGGCAATAGTTCGCTTATAATTCTTACGGAATTCACGAACCATATACTCTTTTATGAAACGGTTTCCGTCTTCAAGAGTATTAAAAATAGCCATGCTCTCGCACGAATCACCGGAATCATCATACAAGAACAAATGGTATACAGGTGTTTTTTTCATATCTTATAACCTCTCTTTCTGTATTTAGTATACACCCCAACTCATTACTTGTCAAGACTTTTTCCTAAGATTTTTTGCAATTATTTTGATTTCATCGTCCAACTCTTTATCCGTGTCACCTGAACAAATAAAAGTTTCGCCAGTCCAAAGTTCATAATGGTCGTTTACTTTGTAGTAGTCGAATCTTTCCCCGCTAATGAACACAGAAAAGTATTTCTTCATAGTTTCCATGTCTATTTTCTCCTTTGTTTTAGTATCTATATTATAGCACATTTTCTTTTGGTTGTCAAGACCTTTTTTCTTTAAGATGTCGCTCTTATAAATTTCTTTTAGAATAAATAAATTTTAATTAGAGGTGCATCTAAATTTTTTTTGAATCCTAAAAAGAATAAGAGACGCATCTACTAAATTTTGTTTAGAACAAAATAAAAGGCCGGGACTATTGCCCCGGCCAACTGTTCTTGTTAGAATGCGTACTCTTTTGCCATTTCGGACTTGCTACCAACTTTGAAGCCCTCCTGCTTCAGAAATTCCTTGACGTGCCGAAGGGTGGTTGCGCTAAAATCAAAGTAGCTAGTGAGTTCTGCGCGGCGGTCACTACCAGTACCGCGAACGATTGCAACGGTCGTACCGTAGCTTTTCAGGACTTTTTCGTTGCCGTACTCGTAAACGAATGCTTTCTTATAGAAGGAATTGCGGGAATCATAGATAGGTTTCAGTTCATACATAATTGTGTACCTCCATTGTGTGTTGTGTGTCGTTCCTTTTGACATCCTTATTGTACCATATTCTAAGAAGAATGTCAATAGGTTTTTTAAAGTTTTTTATTCTTCTTCGGGGGTAATTTCAAGTCCGGCCATTTCTTCAATCAGCATAGACTCGTTCATTGCCTGATAGAAACAGTTCTTCATAGCACGAATGTCTTCTTCATCCATTTTTGCGGAGAACCTAACCGTATACCATTTTCTGTCTTCCATAATAAAACCTCCTATGTTGTGTGTTTCTTTTGTTGTCTTTATTCTATCACTATTCGCTCTAAAAGTCAATACTAAAACAGAAAATAATTTGATATATCACTTTATAATCTATTAGATGGGTATATTATTCTTTTTAGTATATTCTAAGAGAAAAATTATTAGATGGATATGTTATGATTTTTAAGACGCTCTTGGTTAAAAATTGTTAGAGACACATCTTATTATTTTGGGGTGGAAATAATAAGATGTGTCTATTATACCTTTCTGGTATAAAAAAGAACCGCCGGGAATAACCCAGCGGCATTTTTTTACTCTTCAACGAATTTGCCATTAACCACACGAACGGCAATATCTTTATCAAAATTTATTCCTTCGCCTGTTTTCAGGTTGTAGCAACGGACTTTTTCTCCATCATCTTCATCAGTTCTAATCCAGAAATTCTCATTTCGCTCCATCACAGTACCCGCCGGGACATCCACTATCTGCTTTGTTTTAGAATAATTCTTAAAAACTTCCATAGTTTCCTCCTTAGTAGTTTTCAATGAATTTTCCTTTTACCATTTCGGCAAAATCATCAAATGCAAGATTTACAATTCCACCAGTGGCAAGTTTGACACAACGAACAAGTTGGTCTTTATAAACCGTCTCGGTAGTAACCAAATAAAGTTCGTTTGCCGCATTACGAATCACACTTCCCGGCTGCGTGTTCCAAACTATTCTTTGGTTGGCCTCTTCTTTTCGTACTATTTCCATGTTTATTCCTCCACAAATGAACCGTGTGCAACAGTGACAACTTTTTCCTCGTCCCAATAATAGCCATCACCGCCATAAAGATTAACACAAAGAATTGCACGCGTTCCACACACGTTTTGTTCTTGGTCGGTTACTAAAAAGAATGTGTATTCGCTTGTCTTAAATACGTCACCTACAAGCAAATCTTTCAGAAGTTTCTTTTCCTCATTACGTGTAATAATGTTCACAATATCACCCCTTGTTTTTATGTTTCAACGAAATGCGCTTGTGTTTTGCATAACAATCAGGGCAGTACATAGTATCACTTAAACACAACATATCTTCAAACGCTTGCCGCCCAAACTTGTCGGAAAAGCACTTCTCACAGAATAGACTATTACAGATTTCGCAATAGAAAATCTCTCCATGAACATCATCTGGCGTTTCCCAGTCAATTTCAGTACCGCAAAAATCGCACTTGCACATATCTTTATCCATTGTTGTACCTCCTAGTTTGTGTGTGTTTGTCTTTACCTATATAATATCATATATTAAGCAAATTGTCAAGAGTATTTGTAAAAAATTATTTGGTTTTTCTTTTTAGAATTTGTTTTAGATGGATATATTTGTAAATTCTAAGAAAAATATCAGATGCGCATATTGAGATTTATTTTGTATATACCCAAGTCCCGTTTTCAAAATTAAATTTTTCTCGTAAGATGTTTATTTCGTCTATGTTCCCTTTTGCTATTATCCAAGGGTTTACAATAAATAAACTCCTACATTCTGTTCTAAAAAACACTCCACCGTCCACCATACGTTTGATATATTTGTCTATCATTGATATTTTTAATCCTAATTCATCCGCTATTCGTTCTTTTATTTTCTTTATTAGAATAATTTGAGAAGGAATATTCTCGTTTTTAACAGGCATTACTTGTTTAGAAAATGCAATAAGTACATCAATTGGAATACCACGCAAACTATCTATGATTATTCTTGAATCCAATGGAATTGCTATATAGTCAGGTTCTTTTTTGCTATTTGTGAGTTTTATATTTGTATCAGATTTTTTCGTTCTAAAATAATAATCTCCACCAATGCTATTATTATATCCAAATTCTGGATTATTAGAATTAAATTCTTTTATATATGATTTTTCAAGTTCCAAACATTTTTCGATATTTTCATCCTCATACAGAATTTCATGTGAAAAATTATCCCATCCAAATTTTATAATATCATCAAAAAATCTTTGATTTTGTTTATAGCCGAATCCTTCCATCCATCTTTTTTCCGGCTCTTTCCTAGTCACTCCAATATACACCTTGCCATTTACATTGTTTGTATGCTTATAAACTACCATTTGCAGTCCTCCAATTATTCAATATATTTAATTATATTATACTACAAAAAAATTTTTTTGTCAAGTAAATTCGCAAAAAGTTTGCAATTTTGTAACTATTTATGCTTGACAAATTATATAATTTGTGTTATAATTATAGTGAATATATAGTGAAAGGTGGTGAGTCAATGCAAGAAACTGAAAGGCTAATGGTGGTTGGTTTAGATACTGGCGTGATTTATGAAGAGAATATAGCATCATATAAGACCCAAGAGCAAGCGGAACGCGAAGAAAAATATAGAAGTGCCAAACCGAATAATGGAGATAATTGCTTTGTATGGTTTCTTTTTAATGCTTCTCAACAAATTTTTCCAGAATTATTGCCACAGGAAATTACTCGTTTAATTTATATGGCAACATATATAAATTATGAAGATAATATTCTAATAGATAATGATGGTAAAAATATAACTCCTAAAACCCTAAAGGATATTATGAAATTAAGTAATAATCAGTATTATCCGCTCATAAATAAACTTCAAGATTTAGATATTCTAATAATAAAAGATGAATATATTAAAATAAGCGATAGTGTATTTAGAAGAGGGAAAATTGATGGCCGTACAATTAGGGGATTATACAAAACAAAACTCTATATTGGAATTATTAGAAAACTATATGAAAAAGCTAATAGGTCAGAAGATAAGCGACTTTCATATTTATTTCAGTTAATTCCTTATGTGAATCTAAAATATAACCTAGCTTGTAAAAATATTTGTGAGACGAATATCTACGAAATTCAATTTTTGACGCTACAAGATTTTGCTGAAATTATTGGATATGGTACATCAGAAGATAGTGTGAGAAGATTAAAACACAATTTATCTAAAATTACCGTAAAGCACGCACTAGCAATTGCATTTTTAAGTTCCAAGGATTTAGGGAAGTCTATTATCTTTATAAATAAAGATTTATACTGCGCCGGAAATAAGAACGAAATAAATGCTATGGTATCTAGGTTCTTTTCACAGAAAGGGTAATCCAGACCTATTTCTCTATAGGATAAGAAATTGGGCATCTCAAAACACGAAACTGGCCGTAAATAAAGGCTTTCGACGCTAAAAAAGTTGGCGCTAAAAGTTCACAAAATCGGCCATTTTAGCGCTAAAAGTTCACAGAATTTTAAAACGGCGCTGAAATTGCACAAATCAAAACATTTTACCGCTAAAAAGGAACGGAATTTAAAAATAGCGGTTAAAACTGCTAGATACGCATCTTATTATTTTTAGAATCCAAAAAAATTGGCCGGAATTTCTTCCGGCCTTTGTTTTTAGTTTCTTTAGTTCCAGAATCCGCACGCAACACAGGCGCGACGGGCAAGCGTGGTGATGTGAGAATCATTGCAACCGTACTTGTCGTACCAGTCACAGATGGTGGAAACAGGGACTACTGCGCGGAGAACGTCATTACAGAACCGCACGTCCAGCCGTGTATAATTGTGGGTGCTGATAAGCCACTTTTTGTAAGCGTTTACCTTATCCACGTCCAACTTCTTCATGCGTTCAATAACGTAACCCAACTCATTTTCCAGTTTCATAGTAATAACCTCCATATATCATGTGTTGTGTTTCTCTGTACCTATATAATACCACACCGCAACCCAAATGTCAATACTAAAATTAAAAAAATTTATGTCTTTTCAAAATCAATAAGATGCATATCTTTAAAAAATTCATAAAAAAAATAGAGAACTTCCAAAAATGGAAGTTCTCTATCAATCAGACCATTCCAATCATTTTGGCGTATTTTTCAGGAAGAATATTATACGCGCGAACCTTGTGCGCACTAGACCACTCATTCAGCGGAACTTCCTTTACAACGTAGCTCTTGTAGTGATTAGAAGGGTCGTACAGAATCATGTCACCATAACCCAACACGCCTTCGTTAATCTGAAAGATTTCGCCGCCCATGTTGACGTATTGACTTGTCAACTCGTCGATAGCCTTGCAAGAATATAACTTCATAATAGCAACCTCCCTTGCTTTCTGCTCTTAGTATACCACACGTTTGGTTCAATGTCAACCCCTAATTTTAGATTTTTTCAATCAGGGCGATAACAACAAACCACACGACGATGGCCGCAACAATCATGTAAACAACAGTGTTCATGCTCAAAACCTCCTTGTGTTTCTTTATGCTTATTATACCACGTCATAGCCAGAATGTCAAGCCCTAATTTTCAATAAGATGCCCATATTCTAAAGAAAAAAGCACAAGAGACACATCTTATGAATTCCACCAGAATCCGGCAAGATGCGCCTCTTACAGCCCACTCCCAAAGAGAAAACGGCAGGAATAATCCCACCGTTTTTTATCCCATCTAGTAGTCCAAAATTCTACCGCGATAGTTTACCATCTAGTATGCTATATCAAAATTTTTCTTAGAACGCGCACCAGATGGCGAAGAGAACCAGAAATATTAAAAGCAGATAACCAAACGTCGTTCTAGGCGCGCCAGCACCTTTTCCGGTGTTGAAATCCCACAGAAAGTATGCTGCAAGTGGAATGAAAAGAATTGCAAAAACCATGCTCATAATTAGTTTACCTCCTTGTCCTTGTAGACCAGACGAACGGTTAAGCCATGCACAGGCGCTCCCATAGCAATATGGTAAGCAACCCGATAGGCCGTTTCAGAATCCTTGTTGTTGTACAACGTAATTACCATGTGCCATTTAGAGGCATACGGAGAATTGCACGCCAGATTGGTCAGGCGCACATTTACTTTTAGAACCTTGAGAATGTGGTATGTAACTTTGCCATACAGTAAGCCGTAGGTGTCATACCACTTATTTTTCAGGTCATAGCCAAACTTAATTCGCCATTTAGCCTTGAGATTTGCCCACAGAATACTTCTGCAAGCAGGAAGTCCCCCATAAGAATTGTCGTAGTAGAATGCCAACTGAGGATGATATTGAACGAACTTGATAAGGTCGATTGCCCTATTGTAGTAATTGAATTCCAACTTGCAGCACAAAGGACTATCACTCGGAATGAATTTGTCGATGTTTAGTGTGTTTTGAGTAAAGAACTCCATCACATTCTTTTCCTCGTTGCAATACGCACCGAACCACCAATTCTTGCACTCCTTTAAGCTGAATGTACAGAAGTCGCAGTGGTCGTGGCATAAGTCGGAAAATTCAATGTCGTAGGGCGTGTAACCAGCTTTGTGGAGTTGCCGGAGCAGGAACTCTATCTTTTCTTTCTCGTTCATTGGTAAACCTCCCATTCGTATTTTCTCTCTTGCTCTTTAGTATATTATATCATACTAAAAGAAAAATGTCAATAGCAAATATATAATTGTTTTAAATTTTTCCGTTTTTAAAATTCAGAAAAATTTTAAGAGACGCATCTTTGTAATTCATACTAAAAAGAAAAGGGTAAGCGTTATGCTTACCCCAGCTTGTTTAACGCAGTTCATACCCAGTGACTTCCAAACCACCGTACTCGTCAGGCTCTTCGGAAAGCACAGGGTACAGGTAGTGCGAAGTGTCAACCTCGTAGCACTCGCCGTTCCAGTATTGATAACCATAGGCTTCAAACCACTCGCCTAGTGCATTGATGTCCTCTTGCGTCGCATCAGAGGACAGTGCTTTTGCAGTTAAAACTCGGTAATCATACATATTTACAACCTCCTAATCTGTTTAACCTTGATTATATTATAGCATTTTCTTTTTAGAATGTCAATAGTTTTTAAAAATTTTTCCCTTTTTTATTTTTAGAAGATGTGTCTCTTAAAAGTTTTGTAAAACAGAAACAGGGCAGCTTTCGCCGCCCCACTTCTG